TTCTATAAACTATATTAGAGCAATCTTTCAGATTTTTCTTTGCCTGCTCTATATTCTCTTCATTTGGTTCATACATATAAACCCGTTTCATCCCCCCGACACATTTTAGTAATGTTTCTATCGTATCCCCTGTATAACCTCCACAGTCTGCCAGAACCTCATTTCTATTTAATCGCTCTATATTTTCAAAATACTTACCCCTTAACAAAATACTTTCCATGTCACGTAACGAATGATTAGAAGTGATCCTTTCCTGTAAAGTCATATAATTTGCTATATAATTTATAAGCGTAGGCAAAATAGATAAATCACTAGAATAATTTGCACAGGTATAATTTACATTAAAACCATAACAAGTATATCGAGAAGGTGTAAAACCATCTTTTCTTATACGATCTAAACCAGAACGCATTTTCTTTCCACATTTATGGCAAGTTGCTATACCAGATAAAATGTGAACCTTGGTACTTTTTCTTTGATAATTCTTATCACCTCTATAATTATTTTGAATAATTTGTGCGACTCTTTCAAATTGTTCTTTATTAATAATAGCTTGATGATTATTTTCTACAACAACCCATTCGCTTTTATCTTTCCATCTACGAGTTTTTCTAGTTTTTGTATTATATCTATATGTACCAATATAAAAAGGATTTGTAAGTATGCTCCCAACTGTGCGAGGGGTCCAGGTACCATTTCTTTTGGTTGGTATTTTTTCAATATTTAATTTTTTAGCAAGTTTTGTGGTAGATTTTATAATTTCATATTGGTCAAATATATACTGTACTGTTTTAGCTTCTGCATCACATGGTCTTGGGAATTTAGTTTCTATATCCCATTCATATCCAAGAGGAATAGTTGCACCATTCCATAAGCCCTTTTGAGCACGAGAAATCATAACAGAGAAAACACGTTCTCCAGTAAGTTTCCTTTCAAGTTCAGCAAATACTAATATTATTTTTAGCATTGCTTCTCCCATAGCTGTAGATGTATCAAATTGTTCATTTCGAGAAATAAATGTTACATTATATTTTTTTAATTCATCATACATTTCAGAGAAATCCCTTAAATTTCTACTAATACGATCTATTTTCCATACAATTAAGTGTGTAAATTCTCCCATTTTTATTCTATTCATCATATCTTGATATGCAGGTCTATCGGTTGTACCACCAGAATAACCCGCATCCTCAAATATTTCAAAATCATCAATTCCTAATACATATTTTGTATAATTTGTTAAATCACTTCTTTGTAAGGGCAAAGAATCTTTATCGATTTGATGGGTAGTGGATACCCTTACATATAAAGCTGACTTTTTATTTTTTTCCACAATAAAAACCTCCATTTTCTTATAATAAATTTTTAATTTACTATTGAAAATGAAGTTACTTTAAGATATAATAACAAAGTATTCACTTTCAATAGTGTTTACGTTCTGGATAGTGTGTGACGTTCCGCAAAAAATGTAACACATTATCCTTTTTTTATTTTAATTATATTCTTTCTTTAGTTTTTTAATAATATTTAAATATATTTCATCATCTTCTAATAATTTAGAAGCAACAGTAAAATCATTAGTAGTTTTTTTATTACACCACCATTTAGCATCATCAATAGTATCTATGGACATGAAAAGTGCATTAGTTATATCATCAGCAGTGTCTGATGATATAATATGATCTCTAATTCCCCAGCATAAATATTTAGCAAATCTATCACAGAATTTATCTACCAAATCAGTTGCAAATTCTTGTTGTGCTTCTGTACCTTCGTTCCAAAGAGGAGATGGATTCATAGCATTAGCAAGTTCTTCTCTTTTAGTCATTTTATGTATTCGTTTTGATATTTCTTTTTGTGAATAATTATCAAATTTATTATTGCTTGTTTCTATATTTATATTATTTAAAGTATGTTGTATTATTGGTTCTTCTTCTCTGTCTTTATAAGATGTTTCTTGAGAATACACATTGCGTATAGTATCTTTTTCTTTGTATATTCCAATACCTAGCTGAATACAATCATAAATCCAACCAATAAAGAAAAGACCACCTGTAAATAAATATAAGATACCCATTGGTATTTTCTTTTCATAAAATTTATGAATTCCTATATAACATAAAAATAAACATAAAATAAAATCTGTTTTTTTATTCATTATTCATAGTCCTTGTATAATATATTTAGGTTTTTAATAAAGGATTTACCTATAAACCTATTGCCACTATGAGTTTATTTTTATATACTTATAGTAACTTAGATAGAGTGTCGCTCTCAAATCCTTGAAGTTTATCTTCGTGATTAGAAAGACTAGCGCCTCTTTCTTATTGGCTGTATATGAATGAGTTGGATGTTGATTTCCTTTTTAGGTTTTTCTCCGTATATATAACAAGGTTGTATCGCTTTTAAGAGTAGAGGATTTACACTATCTAAAATTTATTTTTGAGGTGTTTTATTATGTTTTATTTAGGTATTGATATCGCTAAAAATACTCATGTTGCTTCTTTAATGGATGAAAAAGGAAAAACTATCTTTAAAGGTTTTTCTTTTTCTAATACTACTGAAGGTGGTAAATCTCTTCTTGAAATAATCAAGAAATATTCTGAGTTTATCGATGTTACAGTTGGTATGGAAGCTACTGGTCATTATTGGCTTTCAATTTATTCTTTTCTTTATGATTACAATTTCTATGCTATTCACGTTATCAATCCAATTCAAACCGATGGTTGGCGTAAAGGTACTGAAATTCGTAAACGTAAGAACGATACTATTGATTCTGTTTTAATTGCAGATTTAATTCGTTATGGCGACTTTGTTGAAACAACTCTTTCTAATGAAGATTTATATTCTCTTAGAAATATTTGTCGTATGCGTAATTACCTTATTCAATCTGCTGGTGATTTAAAACGTAAAGTCATTTGTGTTCTTGACCAAGTATTTCCTGAGTATCAAACCATTTTTTCTAACACTTTTGGAACTACCTCTAAGCAATTACTTTTAGACTTTTCTTGTCCTTCTGATTTTGAAGAACTTTCTGTTGAAACTTTAACAGAAACTCTTGAAAACCTTAGTAGAAAAAAGATTAGTCAAAGTACTGCTGAAAAACTTATTAATTCTGCCAAAAATTCCTTTGGCATTACCTTCTCTAAGGAAAGTTTTACTTTTCAATTAAAATTATTAATTGAACAAATTAAATTCATTGATAATCAAGTTAATGAATGTGAATCCAAAATTAAGGAACTTATGGGAAAGATTAATTCTCCAATTACTTCAATTCCTGGTATTGGTCCTGTCCTTGGTGCTGTAATTATCAGTGAGTTTGGCGATATTAGCCGTTTTGATAAACCTTCTAAGTTAGTTGCCTATGCTGGTATTGATGCTACAATTTCTCAATCTGGAGAATTTGAAGGCACTCACAACGTTATGTCTAAAAGAGGTTCGCCTTATTTAAGAAAGGCTCTATTTCAAGCTGCACTTGTTGCTTCTAATACTGACCCTGTTTTAAAAGATTATTACCAGAAGAAACGTGCTGAGGGTAAACATCATAAAACTTGTATTGGTGCTGTTGCAAGAAAAATGTGTAATATTATTTATGCTGTTTTAAAAAACAATAAAACTTATGAAATACCTAAGCAATAGTCCTTTCATTTTTTGTTTTACATTATTTACTAGTGATTTTTATATATTGAAAATCGCTTATTTATGATGTCTATTTTTATCTTGAAAAATTTTAAAAATTTTTTCAAAAAATGCTTGACTTTTTATAGTTGGTCTTTCTTTGCAGTATCTTATGACAAAGCAGAAGAAGCAAAAATACCAAATAAAAAAGTATTGAGTGACAATCAATATGATCAAGCATTTGATGCAACAGCATCTGCTGCAGATAATGATGACCTTCCTTTTTAGGAGGTAAATTATGAGTTTGATCAGAGAAGTTAAAGAAAGAGCAAATATAGTAAAAGTAGCAGAACTTTATGGATTAAAACTGAATAGGGTATATAAATGTGTATGCCCATTCCATAAAGAAAAAACAGCTAGTCTTTCAATATCACCACAAAAACAAATATGGAAATGTTTTGGATGTGGCAAAGGTGGCGATTCAATTTCTCTTGTATCAGAATTATTAAATATAAATGCTTTAGAAGCAGCCAAAAGTATAAATTACACTTTAGGATTAGGATTAGATCCAAATCAAAAAAGCAACTATTTTGAAATTAATAAATATAAAAATAAGCAAAAAACTGAAGAAATATTTAAGAAATGGGAAAATAAAACATTTCAATTATTGTGTGATTATCTGCATTTACTTTGGAAATGGGAAGAAGAATATGCACCTAAAAATATGGAAGAAGATCCAAACGATCTATTTGTAGAAGCAATGCACAATAAAGATCACATTGATTATTTAATAGAAAGTATTTTTATAAATGGAACAAACGAAGATAAAATATGGTTTTGGAAACACGAAAAAAAGGTGGTGAGAAGAATTGAAGCAAGAGTTAGAACTTTCAGAGCAATTAATTGATGAAGGGTTTACACCTTTTGGGGAAATTGATGAATTAACGAAAGAGCAAATTTTAGATAAAGAAATATTTGAGCATATTTTTTCAATAGATAATCAAATAGCAAGAACAACACTAATTATAAAATTACAAGATAAAGCTAGAGAGCTTGGAAACATAAGAAGCTTTGATAAGTTATTAAAAGCATATCAAACAGAATTTGCACAAAGATTTAAGCAGAGAGGCAGTAATTCGATTCGATTCACACAACCGCCAATAGAAAATCTAAAGTGTGGAAAATGGGAATGTGAAGATACAGGAGTTACTAAAAGTGTTATGGGTGCAGGTATGATTCCACAAACAGTAGTAGCCTGTTCACATCCTATATTACCAGTCGAAAGACTAATTAATGTTGATTCAGAGACAGAAAAAATAAAGTTAGCATTTTTTAAAGATAATAAATGGCAGTACATAACAATTGAAAGAAGTATGGTAGCAAATAAATCTAATATTATCCAACTATCAGATAGGGGAATAGAAGTAAATTCAGAGAATGCAAAGGATCTAGTTTCATATATTGCAGATGTAGTTTCCTTGAATGCAAAAGAAATTCCAGTAAATCGTAGCACAGACAGATTAGGATGGATAGAAAATGAATTTGCACCTTATGTAGGCGATTTAAAATATGATGGTGATATAGCATTTAAAGATGTATATGCAAGCATAAGAGAAGTTGGAAAATATGAAGAATGGAAAGAAGTATGTAGAAGAGTGAGAAAAGAAAGCAAGATTACACATTTACTTTTAGCATCTTCATTTGCTAGTACACTAAATCAAATGTTGGGAGTACTGCCATTTGTAGTACATATATGGGGTGGAACTGGAACAGGCAAAACAGTAGGATTAATGCTTGCAATGAGTGTTTGGGGTAATCCTGAAGTAGGAAAATTAGTAAGAACATTAAATGCAACACAAGTAGCACTAGCAAGGTATGCAGCATTCGTACACGATATTCCATTTGCAGGAGATGAACTACAAACAATTAAAAGTAGATGGGACAGCTTTGACAACCTGGTAATGTATTTAACAGAAGGTGTTGATAGAGGTAGAGGTAAGGCTTATGGTGGAATAGAACTTTTGAAAGAATGGAATTGCTGTTTCCTATTTACAGGAGAAGAACCAATAACAAAAGCAACTTCAGGTGGAGGAGTAAAAAACAGAGTAATTGAAGTAGAAGCCACAGAAAAAGTAATTGCAGATGGTAATTTTGTAAGTAACTTTGTTAGAAAAAATTACGGATTTGCTGGTAAAGAATTTATAAATAATATTCCTAAACAAGAAGAATTACAACAAAGGTATAGAGAGATATTTCAAAATATATTACAAAAAACAGGCACCACAGATAAGCAAGCAATGGCAATGGCCACAGTATTACTTGCTGATGAAATATCTACAGATCTAATTTTTAAAGATGAAAAATTAACAATAGAAGATGTAAGTGAATGGCTTACAAGTGCAAAAGAAGTTGATGTTTCTACAAGGGCATATGAATGGACAATGAACTGGATTTCACAAAATATAAATAGATTCAGAGAAAACGAAAACGGAGAAATTTGGGGTAAATATATAGAAAATGAAGATATTTGTTTAGTAAATAAAAGTTTGTATGCAGAAGCACTAAACAAAGCAGGTTTTGATTTTGCAGCAGTAATAAGGAATTTTGCAGATAGAGGTCAGATAGAAAGAAATTCGCAAGGCAAATTTACCCATTCTACTAAAGCATTTGGTGTAAAAGCAAACTATATAAAATTTAGACTAGAGCCAGAAAAATCAGATCTTGCTTATGAGGATAATTATAAACAAGAAGAAATGGAAGATTTACCATTTTAAAGTCTAACCTAAAATAAAAAGGTTAGACCAAGGTTAGACCTTATGAAAACATAGAGACAAGCGACTCATATAAAATAAAAATATAAAAGTCTAACCTCTAACCAAATAATAATATACATATGGGAATTTTTATTTAAAATCTAAAAATAAAAAACTTCATAAAAATATAAATATATTCACGGAAAAAGGTAAGACAGGTCAGACCATTTGAAAAATAGCATATTTGAGGTATGTAAAAAATGTAAGACGGAGGTTAGACCATAATGAAAAGTAAAGAAGAAATTATAAATGATTCTATAAAACTTGAAACACCTCCTGCAGATTATAACTTATTAGAAATACATTGTTTTCTAGCATTAAAGCAGTTATTGGTAATGTTCCATAATAAGCAGATAACTACTGAAAATGCTAGCAAAACAAAGAAATTAGTATTAGCAGATTATGAAAAAAGATGTAAGGAATATGAATTTCAAACATCAATGTTTCAAGAGCATATAGATCATATAAAAAATACTGAAATGCAAAGGATAAAATTAAACAAAATGCTTAATGGAAAAGATGAGGAATTAAAGAAAATTCCTTTTGAAGAAGGTTTGTGCCAATCATTAAACCTTGCATTAGAGATATTAAATACTGTATTTAAGGGGGAATTTATAAATGGTAATAGTTAGTCAAGATAAAAGTATTATAGCAAATTTTGATAATATAGCACACATATTTATAAACAAAAAGAGTAAAACAACGATAGGTTATGGAAGAATGAGTGGATGCTCTGAAACATTAGGATACTATGAAACAGAAAAAAGAGCACAGGAAGTATTACAAGAAATAGTAAGCAAATATAGGCAATATAATTTAGACAATAACAAAGCAGTAGCAATGCTTCCAAAAGTATATGAAATGCCAAAGGAGTAAGTTTATGGGAGAAGATAATCAAAAACTAGGTGCAATATTTTATTCAATAAATGGTTCTACTGGAGAAATGAAACCATTAGGAGAAGCAACACTTGAAATACCTGAACTTGCTCCTGGAGGAATAATAGATGAAGAAATATCATCATTAGGCAAATTAGTAAATGAAGCAGAAATTGAAATTCCAGTAATACCTAAAACTATAACCAAAAAAAGGTTTATAAAACTTCTTATGGGAATGGGGCGTCAAAGAAATGAAGCCAATAAAATGCATAAAGAGTATATGAAAATTAATAAATTTAGAACTGAATTAGGAATGACATTTTTTGAAATGTTTTATGATATAGAACCAAAAATAAAATTGCAAATAGGAGGGAAAGAATACGATGCCAGTATTGAAACCAACAATATGTAGATATTGTGGAAGCCCAGTTGTTTATACATCAAACGCAGAAATATATGGCCGAGAATATGGAGAAGGGAAGTGTTATTTATGCAGAACTTGCAGAGCATTTGTAGGAGTACATCCAGGAACAGACACACCACTTGGAACTTTGGCCAATGAAGAATTGAGAAGATATAGAAAAGCAGCACATTACTGGTTTGATCAAATTTGGAGGAAACCATTAAGAATTACAACAAGATATAAAGCGTATGGATGGCTAGCTGAACAATTAAAACTTCCAAGAGAAAGCACACATATTGGTATGTTTGAAAAAGAACAATGTGAAAAAACAATTAGACTTTCACAAGAAAGAATAGAAAAATATAAAAAACAAAGGAGTGAGATATTTGAAGGACTTTAAAGTTGGAGAATTAGTAGTTTTTATAGGTAAAAGTTATACTGGTGAAATCTATACTGTAGAAATAGGAAAAATAAAAAGACTTTGTAAAGATGGTGCTTTTGTAAATTATCATACAGGAGAAACAGCAGCAAAAACTAATTATTCAGATCTATATAAAATAAAAAATTCTTATGTTATAGAAAAAGAGAATTTAGGTGGTGGTCTTGAATGAATCTAGTATTAAGGGATTACCAAAAAGAATGTAATGAACTGATTGATAATCTTGATCCAGGATCATATTTAATTCAAATGGCCACAGGATTAGGAAAAACAGCAACATTTACAAGTATAAAAAGAAAAGGTCGTGTACTAGTCCTAGCACACAGAGAAGAACTAGTAACACAACCAATTAAATACTATGACTGTCCAGTTGGAATTGA